GAAGAACGCCGCGGCGAGAGGATGAGGGTGCGATGAGCATGAACATAGAGCCGGTTGAGCGTCTGTCCAGGGATCTGGCTAAAGCAGCCGTCACCCTGAGCCTTAATGAAATCCGCTATCTGGTCGATGCTTACTACCAGATGCAGGCCAACCGGATTGTAGCGGGTAACCAGATACGGGCGCTGGCCGAATCGGTGGAACCGCACGAAGTGCTGACGTGGCTGGCCGCGCAGAACGACACCCTTGAGAACCAGATCAGGCGCGCCCTGGACAAGTGGACAGATCAAGACGATGTGGCTTGCTGGTGTAAGCAAATCGTCGGCATCGGCCCCGTGATCTCTGCCGGATTACGCGCCAACATTGATATCGAAAAAGCGCCGACCGCCGGTCACATCTGGCGCTTCGCCGGCCTCGATCCCACCGTGAAATGGGAGAAGAAGACGCGGCGACCGTGGAACGCATCGCTGAAGACGCTCTGCTGGAAACTGGGCGAGAGCTTCGTCAAAGTGATGAACCACGAAGACGACCAGTACGGAAAGATTTACGTGGCGCGCAAAGGATGGGAACAAAAGCAGAACGAAGCTGGCGCGTACAAAGAGCAGGCCGAACTGATCCTCGCCACCCGCAGGATCGATAAGGCGACGGACGCCTGGAAAGCGTATGCACAGGGCATTTTGCCACCCGGTCATCTGCACGCGCGCGCCAAGCGTTACGCAGTCAAGATTTTCCTCAGCCATCTCCACGAATTTTGGTACCGGCATCACTACGGGAAAGAGCCGCCCGCGCCGTTTGCCATTGCCATCCTCGGGCACGCCCATAAGATAGAGCATCAAACCAAGGACTCCGAGTGTTCCATGACCGTCGAGTGAACCACCAAAGATGAGAGTGCCATGCGAAGAGAGTGAACCAACAAGTGGGAGAGTTCCAACCATGCCGAGTGAGCCAGGTCTAAAGAGAGTGCCAGAGGAAGTGAGCGAACCAAGCATAGTGAGTGTTCCAAGCCAGGGGAGTGAACCAAACAGACGGAGAGTACCAGGCTTTCGGAGTGAACCAAGTCCACTGAGTGTTCCAGATAGAGCGAGTGAACCTGCACTTGGGAGTGTTCCAGACAAGATGAGTGAACCATGAAGAGTGAGAGTGCCAAGAATGCCGAGTGAACCAATAAAACGGAGAGTACCCGACACCAGGAGTGCGTTCTTATCCGCAGATTGCACGGCCCGGCGTCCTGCGCGTAGCAACCTGTGCGCCGGAAAGTTGTCATGATTTTTATGCCCGTGGGAACTGCGGAACTGCTAACGTAATGCGATGAAGTTCTGGCTTGCGACCGGCGTATGGTTCGCCGTCGGGCTGTATTTCCGCATCGTCATCGGTCGAATTATCCGGTATGGCGAGGAAGAACAGCCCGATCCGGATCAAACCAGCGAACCGTGGCAAGCTCCACCGCGCACTGGGAGTGCCGCAAGACGAGAAGATTCCGCCGGGGAAACTGGCGTCGGCGCTGGCGTCGAAGTCTGAATCCCTTCGCAAGCAAGCCCAGTTCGCAGAAAATGCCCGACACTGGAATAAGTAAACATCCATTGCGTCGAATTCATGGGTATGAAGGCAAAACTGGTTCGCATCCCGCCGCAGACCGTCGATGATTTCGGCGACCTGGCGAAGCTGCGCGAGGACTTCGCACCGACGGAACGGCTGTACCAGAAGCTCCGCGCCGAACTGAACGCGCTCGTCGCTGGCGCTGAACCCGACGCCGAGTTCGTCGTCAAAGGCGAGCGTTACACCCTGCATATCTCCACCTGCGCGATGGTGCGCGAGGTAGACGTCGCCAAAGCCCGCAAGAAACTCGGATGGGAGAAGTTCCTGTTATGCTGCACGGTCACGCTGCAGGCTATCAGCAACTACCTGACGAAGCCCCAGTGCGACGCCCTGACCATTGAATCCATGACCGGCCCGCGCAGATTCCTGCCGGTTCCGATCGCCGCCGCGCGCGCGCAGTCAGAGACGCTGCCGCCCGACGTACGCGAGCGCATCGACCGCCTCACCGCCGCGTAACCTGAGTTATGCCGAAGGAACCAATCGAGGACGAGCCTGTCCACGTGTTCGAAGAAGTGCGGTACGAGTTCAGCGTCCACGAGCTGAGGGAACTGGGCGCAAAGCTGGCGGAGGCAGCGCACGCGGCGCGCGAGCTGCAGCGCCAGAAGACGACCGCCGCGGCTAACTTCGCGGCGTCGATCAAGTCGGCCGACGACGTGGTGGCGGGATTGACCGACAAGATCCGGAACGGCTACGAAACGCGGCTCGGCGAGTGCATCGTACGGCTGGATTGCCCGCGCCCCGGACTGAAGGAATACGTTCGCCTCGATACCGGCGAAGTGGTGCGCGACGCGCCGATGTCGCCGTCCGATATGCAGCGCCAGCTTCCGCTCGAGGGAAACAAGCGGGTGCAGTGAACGGCGTTACGCAAAGAGGCGACCGCGCGAGCGCGCCCAGTCGTCCGGGTGCATCGCGTGCTTGCTGAGGTTGCACGGCGGGCAGAGTAGCTGAAGGTTGTCCGGATCGTTGCTGCCTCCCTTGCTGAGCGGGTGAACGTGGTCGACGTGGTATTTACCGCGACCCTTCGGAACGAGTGCAACGTCGCAACCCGCGCAGAGGCCGTGTTGAGCCTCGAAGAGGCGTGCAACGTCGGCGGCGGTGTGGCGACCGGGTGCGGCCTTGGCGCGCGCTTTCCGGTTTCTCCAGTGGGCGAGCAGTTTGTCGTGATTTTCCTCAGCATATTTACGATTCGCCGCTCTGAACTTTTCCGGATCAGCACCGCGCCGCCTACGGTCTGTCTGTTTTCGTTCCTCGCGGTGTTCGGCGCGGTATTTCCGTAACTTTTCCCTTAACACTTCGGCGTGTTCGGCACGCCATTTGCGGGCTCTCTGGCGAATCGCCTCGCCCTTTTCCGCGCGGCTTTTCGCCGCTCTTGCGCGCTGTTCCTCTCGTGTTTCTGCGTATTTTGCACGCTCTGCCGCGTTGCGCTCAGCGCGCTTTGGAAGCCGTCTCTTGTTTTTCGACGCATTGGCCTGTTGTCGATGTTCCTTCTGCCATTTGCTCGACGCTGCGCGGTCTTCAGCGCGGTGAGTCTCACGCCATTTTGCAACGGACTTCCGCACTGCCTCGCGGCGGGCTTGCTTCTTTTCTTCGGGGGTAACCTGTTTATCAGCCATGCGATCTCCAATCCAGATCGGGTGGTTAGGGCCGCGTTTCGATGTTTGCGCATCGGCGTGGCCCGATCTATCTATTTTCCCGCGAAACGCCCGCAGGAACAAGGTCTCTGGTACTAGTCGAATCATCTTGTAAGTGACTCCGCAACCGCCAGGTACACCCGACGCCGCGAACCCGATAACGCCAGAACCGCAAGCTCCACCTGCCCGGCCACCGCAGCATCGCGAACAAGAAAATTTTCAGTTGCGATGGTCTGATGCGGAGGTGAGTCGGATCGCCAGCAAAATCCAAACGGATTATAGGGCTGCTATCAGTGACCACAATAGGAGAATGCGCCGCTGGCGGGACTATTACAGGCGATGGCGGGCTGTGGTCGAAACGCCCGGGCAGGGCGAAGAAACTGCCTCAAATATGCCTGTGCCGTCTATCCGGTGGAATATATTTACGAAGTGGGCGAAGGAGATGGACGCGCTTTTCGGTGACGACGCCGAAATTGTAGCCGTGCCGGTGGGTCCGAGTGATTACCGCAAGGACAAGAAAATTTCGCGTTACATGACGTGGCGCGTGTTCAACAGCATGAAACTGCTCTCGCCGTTCTGCGAGTTTGTGCTGCGGAAATTGATCTTCGGTAAATCGTTCGCGTTTTCGCCTTGGCAACGGGAGACGTACGAAGTCGCAGGTAAGGAAGTCGTCGAGTACGATGGGCCAGCTTTTGAGCCCCTGTGGCCCGACGACATTATCGTGCCTGCCGAAGAAGTGAAGACCATCCACGAATTCTCGTACGTCATCCGGCGCGTGCGCGTGACGCCCGACGACCTGCTGCGCGGCGAGCGCGAGGGCCGCTACCAGAACATCAAAAAGAACTGGTCGACGATTCTCAATCTCGCGCAGCGCGGCACGCAGCGCGACTTCGAAGGCGAAGACATCAAGAAGGAAAAAGACGAAGCCGAAGGCGTCCTGTACGAACGCCCGCTGTCCTCGGGCGAGTGGATCACGATTCTCGAGTACTACGGCAAATGGCGCCCGCTGAAGTCCGGAAAGCGAGACGCCGGCGAGTGGGACTTCGACCGCCGCGAGATGCTGCAGCGCGAATTCGTGTTCCGCTGGCTGAAAGACCTCAACCTCGTGGTGGGTATCCAGTCGCTCGAAGACCTGTATCCCACCATGAAGAACCGGCGCCCGTTCGTAGAATCGTCGATGTGCAAGGACGGCACGTACTGGTCGCCCGGCATGGCCGAAATGCTGATCGAGATGGCGGACGACCTGACGGTGAACCATAACCTCGGTACGGAATCGGCGCAGTTCGCCGCGACGCCGATGTTCGGCTACCGCCCGGCCTCGGGCGTGACGGCCGACACGTTCCGCGCGGAGCCCGGCCTGTTTATCCCGCTGGACAATCCGGCGACCGACCTGCGCGAAATCCCGGTGTCAGCGAACCTCGACGTCATCACCTGGAAAGAACAGACCGTGCTCGCGTACATGGAGAAGCTGACCGGCATGAGCGATCTGCAGATGGGGCGCCAGTCGGACCGCCCGAACGCGCCGCGTACGGCGACGCAGACGGTGCGACTTTTGGAGGAAGGAAACGTAAGAATCAGCCTCGACACTAAAGTTCTCCAGGAAGATATGAGCGCGGTGCTGGCACATTTTTGGGCGCTCGAATTTATGTTTAGTCCTGAGCAACTGTTCTTCCGGGTAACTGAGGACGATGCGGCGGGGCTCTTCGAGACAAACAACGGCGCGGCGGTTATTACATCCGAAGACAGGGACGGAAGGTACGATTTCAAACTTCAATTTGCAACGAGTACCTGGTCGAAAGAGGCCAAAAAGGAACAGGCGCTTGCAAGGTATCAAATAGACCTTCAAAATCCGCTGATAATGCAGAATCCCCGCGCATTATGGTCGGTCACTCGGGACGTACACGAGGCGCTGGGCTCGTTCGATTTTGAGGAACTTGTGCCGGAACCACCAGCGCCTGACATTTCTTTGGACCCCAAACTCGAATGGACGATGATGCAGCAGGGCGAAGACGTGCATGTCAATCCAATGGATAACGACCAAGTGCACCTGTTGCGCCACTGGAAAGACTACCAAGCGACGACGACGGACCCACAGGCCGATCCAGAGGCAACACGGGCGCTTGAAGCGCATTACATGCAGCACATCGCGCAACTCCAACAGAAGAAGCTCCAGCAAGCCGTCATTGAACAAGCCGTCGCGCATGCGACCCAAATGATGCAGAATGGGCAACCGCCCGGACAGCCCGGAGGAGTGCTGGCATTCCCATCTGGTCTGTTCGGGGCGCACGGCGGCATTGCCAAGCGGCCCTCGGACAGCACCACCATCCCTGCCGGGAACCCCACCGCGCAACCGCCTGGAATTTACGGAGTTCACGGCAACGAAATACAGCACGAACAGTAGGTGTTGTTGGGCTTTTGAGCGATAATAGATAAAGCGGACCGCGCCGATGTTTCAGCATCGACGTGGCCCTAACCGAACGATCTGAGAGAACAGACCGAATGGCTGCTAAACAGCGTACCCCAGAACAAAAAGAGCGGGCCAAGGCTACCAGACGCGCGAGGGAAGCCAAGCGGACGCCGGAAGAGAAAAAACTCCGAAGCGACCTTGAGCGGGCGCGATACGCGAACTTTACTGCGGAGCAGAAAGAACGCAAAAACGCGCGAGAACGAGTGCGGAGCGTAAGGCTTACCCCCGAATGGAAAAAACGAGAGAGCGAGCGTCAATGCGCGTGGCAAAAGAAGTTAACCGGCGAAAAGAAAGAACGCAAGAAGGCGCGCGTCCGCGCGTGGCAAGCGAAGTTGACCGCGGAGCAAAAAGAACGTAAAAACGCGTACATGCGCGCGTGGTACGCGAACCGTAGCGACGAATACAAAAAACGAAAAGGCGCGCAGTACGACCACGAAAAGAAGTTGGCCCATGGTCGCAACCGCGATGCCCGTAAAAAAGCCGCCCCCGGCCGCCATACGGCGGCCGACGTACGCGCGTTGTTCGCCACGCAGCGCGGCGTTTGCGCGGGCTGCGCGGCTGCGCTGGTGAAGACCGGCAAGGGCAAATTCCACGTCGATCATGTCATGCCTTTGAAACTCGGCGGATCGAACGGCGCGGAAAACCTGCAACTACTCTGCCCACCGTGCAACCTTACGAAGCACGCCGCGCACCCGGACGAATGGGCGCGTTCGCGCGGTCTGCTGTTCGCTTAACGCCGCCCGCGGTCGAATACTCCTGTGTAGTCCCCGAAAAGGAGCAAACAGTAATCATGAATCCGAACGCAAAGCTCGCCTGGATCATTCCAGTCGGTGCCGAAGGCGAGCACCCGATGCCGCCGATCTACTACCCCCCGCCCGGTGGCGGCCAGCCCGGTGTTCCCACCCACCCGATCTTTTACCCGCCCTATCCCTCGCAGGGTCCGGGCTTTCCAACCCATCCCATCGCGCCAGGCGGGCCGCCTCCCGGCTTTTGGGGTGGAACCCCGCCGTCTTACGTTGACATCGGCCTGCCTCCGCTGCCTCCGGGCATTTGGGGCGGCGGGAATGAACCGTTCCCGACGCATCCGATTGTCATGCCGCCCGAACCGCCGCCGCAGGTCTGGCCCACGCCCCCCGGAAAACCTCCAGGCGGTGAAACCGGATCGATTTCCAATCCCATAAACCTTCCGCCCGCTGGCGCAGGTGGGACGCAGCCCGGATTCTGGGCTATGTCGTACTTTGCTGAACTTGGAGGGTGGGTCTGGGTGTGGGTGCCGGTGCCGACGCCGCCTTCGGATCGGCCTGTTGTAAATCCTCTGAAGAAGTAGGCAGATCCGAAAACCGGGCAGGGCGCTCGTTTTCTCCCCGCTCTGCCCGGTCTGAAGAAAGGAGAATGCAATGCCCGTCGTTCAGATCATCGTTACGCTGATCGTTCTCGGGGTCGTCCTTTGGCTGGTGAACACCTATATCCCGATGGCGCCCCCGATCAAGACGGTTATCAACGTCATCATCGTCCTCGTGCTCTGCCTGTGGCTGCTGTCCGTCTTCGGACTGATGAGCTACACGATTCCCGTTCGCCGCTGACGAACGCGCCCGGCGCGCCGTGTCGAATCCTTTCGATATGGCAGCCAAATGTCCGCCCACTCCAAGCTTTGACCGACTGATCGCCGCCCGCGGCGGTCGTGGCGCTTCCGCCCCCGCGCCGCGCGGCAAGATGCCGCCTCCGCCCCCGCGTTCCGCCGCTCCCAAAGGCGGCAAAATGCCCCCACCGAACGGTTACTAAGGGCACAGGGGTCCACTCGGGACCCCGTTGTGCGCGATACGAGAAATGACGTGCAGCCAACCGCTGCAGTTTCGGACCGGCACGATCACCTCGACGCGGAGCGTTTCCGCGATATGGTGCTGTCGCCTCCATTCCAGATCCTTCGCAAGCGCATCGAAGCGGAGCTGGAGCGGCAGCGCCTCGAATGCGAGCGGCAGGAAGACGAATCGCCGCTGCGGCAGGCGCAGGGCGCAGTCGCGGCGCTGCGTACGGTGCTCGCGCTGCCGGCGATCATCCTCGGCGAAATCGAGAGGTCGAAGAAGTGAGTGCGATGGCGCAGGCGAACGTACCGCATCTCGTGCGCGTGCGCTGCCATTTCTGCTCGCGCCAAAAGCTCGAATTCGACGTCCACCATCTCGGCAGTATGGACCGCCCGGCACAGGTCATCTGCGCCGAATGTCTCGACTGGCACCACCGCGCGCTCGAGTTCCTGGCCGGGCGAGCGATGCCGGGATGTCAGTCGTGCCTCGCCACCTGGGAATTTTTGCGCGACAGCTCGCCCGGTGTCGAAAGCATTCGTATGTACGTTGTTCCGAAAGACGGAATCCTGCAGGTGCTTTGTGAAGACTGCATCCGCCCCTACACGGAGAAACGCGCTGACCTCTACCGCGGTACGCCGTTCGGAGCCAAAACGCTGAACCTATGACGCCCACCGATCCACAAGCCCCCGCAGCCCCGGCAGCTCCCGCAGCCGCGGCCCCCGCCGTCGATATGACGGACTACCAGCGGCAAATCGACGAACTGAAAGAGCAGGTCGCCGAATCGCAGCGCACCGCGCAGTTCTGGGCGCAGAAGGCAGCCAACGGCGCACCCGCGGCCCCTGCAGCGCCAAAAACCGATGACGGCGATGATGACGACGTGCTCGAAGCCATCACGACGGGCGGCGCGAAGGGATTCGACGCCCTGGCGGCGAAACGCGGCTTCGTTCGGCGCAACGAGGTCGAGGAACTGATCGAGACGCGGGCGACGACGCTGACCAAAGAACAGCAGTTGATTACCGAATACCCCGACCTGCAGAAGAAAAATTCGGAGTTCTTCAAGGCGACGGCCATCAATTACGGCAACCTGGTCAAGAGCGGAACGCCGCAGCCGGTTGCGATGGAGCTGGCCGCGAAGCAGACCGAACTGGAATTCATCCGCGCGGGGAAGATCAAGATGAACGGCTCTGGCCCATCCGGAGAAGAAAAAGAAGCGGCGCGGCTTAGGCGGATCGCGGCGCAGGCCTCGCCGAACGGTTCGTCGCGCCCGGCGCCGTCAGACGAAGAAGACGAAGAACTGACGCCGCAACAGAAACACATCGCAGACGCGATGGGCATTACGCATGAAGCCTACGCCAAACGCGCCAAGGGCGGTGTGGCGATGCGAGGCGTGAAATGAGCACCGTGCGCAGCCACAAGCGTAAGCCGGCGCCCGACCCGGCCGAAGAAGCGAACCGGCGCATCCTTGCGGATCGCCAGCAGCGCATCGACGACAAAGCGGCCGTCGAAACGCTTGCGTCCGATCTGGGCCTCGACGTCAAGCCGCAGGAGTCCACCGCGGACAATCCCGGCGACTTTCTCAGAGACGAGTGGGACAAGAAGACGTTCGGCGATGCCATTCCAACGTATACACGCATCGTGTACGGGCCTGACCCGCTGCTGGTTTCTTGTCCGGCGATGAAAGACGCGATCGAGAAAATCGGCCTCGAGGAATACGCAAACACCACCGCCGAAACAATTCTGCTGAAGGAAGACAAGGCGGTACCCGACCCCATCATGCAGAAGGGCCTCCGCGCGGCCATTGCGCGGTTCGGTAAGGATGCGGTCGCCGACGCCTTCCGCGATCGCATCCTGAAAATCCCGCAGCGCGAGGTTGAGGTGGAAGCGGATCGCTCTGACGCCATGATCTTCGCGCAGCCGCTCGAGGAAGCCGTGCAGCGTTATGGCACGCCGGGCATGGCCCCAAAGTTTCTCTCGGAACGCTGTATCGGCGTGCTCGGGCTGCGAGGCTATCAGATCGTCAAGGACGAGCGCGGCGAACCGGTCAAGGTGGGAACGCTCATCATGGGCCAAATTCCGCTGCGCACGGCTGAGGCGCGGCAGCGTCATTACGCCGAAGAATCGAACGCGGCGGTACGCGAGGCGGCGGAACAGTTCGAAGACAACGCGGCGCGGGCGATCCGCGAGGGCGGCACGGGCGACATAAGCGTGCTGCAGCAGGGCGAACGAGTCCACTCGAACGCGGCCGGCGACTTCGAAGATTCGAGACTGACTGAATCGTATCTGGGACGCGAGCGCAACACGGGCTTCAGTGTCGAAAGACAGAGGTAGGTAACAACAGTTATGGCAAATCCCAATTCACCGTTCGGCTTCCGGCCAATTATCCGGATGGGCGGTTCTCCCTTCTCGGTAACTGAATACGGCAAGGCGGCGGCGGACGTGAATCCGATCTTCGCCTTCGACCTCGTGGGCCATCTCACCGGCGGCGTACCGTTCCCGCTTCCCGAAAACCCGGTCTACAACCTGTCGCGTATCCAGTCCGGCTCGCAGCTCACGCCGGGGACTTCGCTGTGGACGGGCGCTTCGATGTCGTACGGCGCGGCCAGCGTCGGCAGCGTTCACCCGGTCACCGATGAAATCGACTGCGTGTACATTGCGCAGGTGTCGGGCGTGACCGCGATTACGACTGCGGCGCACGTCGGCCTGAACGCCAACGTGCTCAATACCGGCGGCTCGGCGCTGACGAAGATGAGCGGTTTTCAGGTCAATGGAACCGGCATTGCGGTCACGGCAGGCCTTGATCTGCGCATCCGCCAGATCGCGATGATCTCGCCCAACGTGGAAGGCCCGAATGCCATTGTCGAAGTGATTATCGTTAAGCACACCCTCGGCCAGAATGTAGTCGCTTCCTAGAGGAAACCAATGTTCATACGCACACTATTCCCCGACCTCTACCTGCAGTCGATGCTTCCCGCCATCGACGAAGTGGTGATGACGAAGTACTCGCAGTTTCCCGACGAATTCTCGGAAGTCTTCCGCATGGAATCCTCGTCGCGCTCGATCGAGCAAACGACCGAAGTAACCGGCTTCGGCCAGATGGCTGTCGTTCCCGAAGGCGGCGATACCCGCTACGACGAAGCCCTGCCGGGCTTCAACAAGACGTACGTGCACGCACAGTACGGGCTCGGCTTCCGCGTGACGAAGGTAGCGATGGACGACGACAAATTCGGCGTGGTCCGCAAGCTGGCGACGGAGCTGGGGCGCTCGGGCAAGGAAACCAAGGAAGTTGTTTCGGCGAACGTGTTTAATACCGGCTTTACGACGGGGATAGGGCCGGACGGCGTGCCGCTGTTCTCGACGGCGCACCCGCTGATCGGCGGCGGCGTGCAGTCGAACAAACTGTCCTACGCGACCGACCCCGACGTCACCAGTATGCAACTTGCGCTCACGCTGGCGCGCACTATGGTTGACCACAGAGGCAAGAAACTGCGCATTCCGCCAAAGAAAGCGATTTTTCCGCCAAATCTCGAATTTGTTGGGGCAGAGCTGCTTGGCGGCGTGGATCGTCCGGACACCGCCAACCGCGCGATTAACGCCTTCCGGCGCCGCAGCGGGATGCCGTCGTTCGACACCTGGATCGTTTGGGATTACCTTTCCGATCCGGATGCCTGGTTCATCGAAGGCGACACCGGCGACACGGAACTGCGCTTCTACAATCGCGAACCGTTCAACACCGTTCACGACATCGACTTCGATTCCCGGTCGGTGAAGACGGCTGGCTGGGCTCGCTGGTCTGTCGGTTTCAATGGGTTTTACGGTGTAGTCGGAATCCCGTCGTCATAGCAGGAGGGTGTCTGATGTCACGAACAAGCTACCTGATGCCGAAAGAGAAGCCCACCCGGACCGCCAGCTCGCGGCCCGGACACCACGACGATCCCGTCGTCGTGACGGACGACGAGGACGACGAGGCGCAGCCCGCTGACGAACCCGAAACGCTGCCCGCAGACACGCCCGGCGACGGCGAAGTAACCCCGCAGGCGACCGGCGCGGCCGGCCTCGCGGCGAACCGGCCATCGCGCTTCAGTGAAGTCCACATCGTCGCCCGCGGCGCAGGTGGGGGCGGTCATGCGCCGACGATCGGCAGCGGGACTGTCGTGCCGCTGCGCATCATCCTGCCGGCGGCGCAGACGGCGAACGCCTTCGAAATCGTAACGGCGGCGGGCGTCGTGCTGTTCCACATCAACGCGGCGGGCGTCGCCAGCTCGCCGTAACCCGGCTGAATGCAGAACAAATCACAGCACCGAAACGTCATCCCGCAAACGACGATGGGCGTGGCGGGCGTGCAGACCTCTGCGCCGCAGGAGGCGACGTGGGGCCGCGGCATCCGCTTCTTCGTAACGGTGGCGGGCGGCACGGCGGGCGGCGGCACCGATTCGCTCATGCTCTGCGCCGTGCCTCCCGGGCGTAACGTCGCGATTCCCATCGCGGGCTTCTCGGGCGTCAATCTCCTGAGCGTGAACGGGACCGTCATGGCCGACTTTTACCCCGGCGCCTGGCTGCCTCCCACCGGGCAGGTGCCGGCGGTTACGCTCGGCAACCTGATCGGCGTGGCCGGCATCGAGATTCCGATGACCTGGGCGGTGCGGGTGACGATGGGCGCGGCCGATAACGCCGTCATCACCGTCGACGCCGAAATGATGCCGTAAACGGGGAGCGCGGTCATCCCGCGCCTCAGGGGTCGAATTCTAATTTGAGGAACAAACCTTGACGTGGGGAGCCCTGAGACTCGTGTTGCAAACAACGAGCCCCGGCGCGTCACTCGATCTCATTGACAGTTTTTTGAATTCCCGTTATACGTCGGTGCTTTCAGCAACGGATTGGGCGGATCTGAAGGCGCATACGTCGCTGCGGACGCAGGCGGCGCACGAATCGACGACGGACACGGTTACGGCGACGGTCGGCTCAGTCGCCGTTTCGGGAGCTGGAACGACCTGGACGGCGGCCATTACCGGCCAGGCGTTCTACGTTCCCGGCGACAACGTTACGTACATCGCGACGTACGTCTCGGCCACGTCACTGACGCTCGACCGCCCGTATGAGGGCCAGACCGGCGTGCCCGCAGGAACGGTTTACGCAGGTTCGCCTTACGTGCTTTGTCAGAACGTCTACGCGCTGCCGACCGATTGCGAATCAGTCGTCTCGGTTTTGGACCCCATCAATAACGTCCCACTGGACAAATTCACCAAAGACGGCCTCGACACCTTCGCCGGGCCCAGGACGCGGATCGGCTACCCGACTGCGTGGGCGGAGTACGGCAACACGTCGGAAACGACGCAGCCGGTGCTGCACCAGCTCGAGCTGTTTCCGCCACCGCGCGACGCCCGCGGCTATCCGCTCGAATACCTGCGCACGGCGAACCCGTTCACCGGCGAGAACACCAGCGATTCGCCCCTGCCGTTCATAAGCGGCGCCGTCCTTCTCGCAGGCGTACGCGCCGACATCGCGCTCAGTGAGGAAAAGTTAGCGAAGGCACTGGGATACGAGAAGCAATACGAAGGGGAGCTGGCGCGTCTGCTTTTGGAAGAACATTCGCAGCGTCGCGTGAAGGCGTCGCTCAAGATGGCCGGTCGGTTTACGCGGCATCGCCTCGCCCGGCTCGACCGCGGCGCGGGAACGGGCTGGCGCGGCAGCAACCCGGGCGGAAGTTATTAGAATGAAAACGGTCGAGATCATCGAGCGGCTGTGGGTGCCGGTGTTCGGTTTCTCCCTGCTGATTATCGTGGCGCTGCTGGCGAGAGGCATCGCCATAAACGACATCCAGCAAAACAAGTCGTACGGGCTGGAGCCGCT